CGCAAGTGTATGCTCAAGACATCATAATGCAGAAGCTGCAACATGCTTTTGACCATTGCTTCACAGCGAAATGGTGGCCCCAATTCATTCGACGCGAGGTAAGGACATTGGACGGAGCCACAGGGAAACCTTTGGTTCCGTTCAGTCTGATTAAAGAGTGGAAGGATGTAAGTGATGTGTTCAGAAAGAACAGTCAACACCCAATCCCCACCATGCCCCTCAGTTACAACTTGTTGGACCTACCTGATGGAACACCGGCAAGATTTGTTGAACCTGCGGGGGACGCAACGCTATTCACGATCTATCCTCTCAACGCCACCGACGAGATAGTTGTAGTTGGCAGAGAGCGCCCACTAGAAGAGTTCAAACTCACTGATGTTGTGCCCTTCGATTACATGGCACTGTGTTACTTTGCCGCCTGGGATTACCTAGTTGATGATGCAAGTAACGCAGGTGCTGCTTCTAAGATGCAAGGGCTGTTCGACAGCAGGATGAAAGCTCTAGAAGATGCAGAGTTTGACAACGTAGTGCTATTGAACCCTCGTTCTGAACAAATCCCATCACAGTGGCATTAGCATGAGACTAGAACAGATCATACCTAAGAACTTCAAGATCAGCCAGAACCTGCAACAGACTACGTTGCGGGAGTTTAGTGGTGGGTGGAATGTTCTAGACGATGATATGAACCTAGGACATCAGTTTGCTAAGATTGCATACAACGTAGCAGCAGACAACGATGGGAGTGTAGCAGTACGACAAGGGTATCGGTTGTTTGCTAAGTGCAGACCTCTTCTGTCGTCAGATGCGTACGCAGTAGACGCTTACTACTTCAATGGTGCCCTCGTAGTGGTATTCAGCAATGGTGAGATCTGTAGAGTACTTGGAAATGGATCAGTGGGTCTTATCTGGGATGCCGCAACCGCTGCCACACTCCCTGGAGCACCGACAGGGTGGACCGCTCCCGTGGACTTCGTTTCCTTTGCTGAGTTCAACGATCATCTTATCATCTGCAATGGACAAGACAAGCCCCTTGATATTAATAACCAGTTTTATGTTGAGTATCTACAAGACGCGGCGACAACTACTAACCTCAACGTCCCAATTTGCAAGTACGTGACTGCTATCTCCCGTTACTTGGTTATGGCCGGAGATCCTTTAGAACCTGATAGAATACATATAAGCGCGAAAGATGCACATGGCACGTGGTACGGTGATCCTGAGCCGAATGATGGTACTCGCCTCGATGTTGGCTCTATCCTACCTGGCGCTACAACTATACGTGGACTCCTTGGCTTCAGAGGTAAGCTTATAGTGATGTTCGCAGAGGGACTATTGTTTGGGTTCCTTGGTGAGTATGATGAGAACGGTAATCATACACCCAACTTTGAGGATGGAGTATCAGGTTATGGTAGTATTAGCCACAGGAGCGGCGTTGCTTACGGTGATGATGGTTTATTCATGGATCTTGAAGGAGTACCGAGCATCAAGCGTACTGCTCTATCAACTAGCTTCAAGCCAGAGAGGCTGTCGTACCTCGTTGACCCTGAGATTAAGAAGGCACTAAAGCCACTCTCATTTGAGGCAATGGAGAACCATGTCTTTAGTGTCTACAACCGATCCGCTGGTCAATTCATGCTCTTCGTTCCTAACGCAGAGACAGTTGCCGATACCACCGAAACTCGTGCATTCGTCTACAACTACAGACCCGCACTTCGGCAAGAGTGTTGGTCGTTGTTTGGTAACTGGAATTTCACTTGCGGAGTTCGATCCCTTACAGGCAGAGTGTTTTTCGGTGACAAGAACGCCGACATTTGGGTACTAGGTAGCGACGATGATCCAATTTACACCGATAACGGTGCTCCGATCCCATTTGATTGGGAATTGCCTTGGTTGGACTTCGGACAGCGAACAAAGAGCAAAACATCGAAGCACATATCGTTTGATACGCGGGGTCTGTCAGAGTTCGACGCCCGAATGTACGTTGATAACTTTTATACGAATAAGGGTGTAGACAGCCCTGCACTGACTACTGAGTTTAGTGGCGGTGGACAGGGACACTTCGGTGAAGGACCACAACCTTACGGCGGTGGACGGAACACTGCTCGTAAGTGGCACTATGTATGGCCTTGCAAGTTCCAGATAGCGAAACTTAGGTTCAGTGGATTGAGCGACGCAGGATTAAGCTTTGTGTCGATCTCCCTGCACTATCTCCTTGGGGGGATCAACAGATGAGCATTTATGGCTACACCTACAGTGGGTTCAAGTTGATCGACTTCAACTCGGACAACTGGCATGACGACGAGTGGTACAACTGGACGCTATTGGATAGCATGTTCCAGGCATCATTCGGTGATGTGCCTCTACCTGTTGTCGGTGGCACTGCTAACGCTATCACGCTTGACTTTACACCTGACAGGCCATTGATTAATGGTCTGACTGTTGTGTTTGTTCCAACACTGTCTCCAACTGGTGCAGTGACACTCAACGTGGATGGACAAGGACCAAAACCACTAGTCATTCTAGGTAATCCTGTTGTAGCAGGGGACTTCCTTGCTGGTGAACCTGTTAAGGCGATCTATAATGGCACTGTGTTCAACACTGTCGCACCGCTTAAGAAGTTCTCCCAGATCAACATCATTGCAGGACCGAGTGGTGCTACCGCTCTCCCCGCTGGCAATGATTTGGTTATCTCACACTCCGACGACGCTGGCATCAACATACTTACGCCCGCAAACAAGATCGGAGTATTGGCCTTCGGTGATCCCGGTAATGCCGCAGCGGGGTATGTTCGGTACAATCACACCTCGGACATACTATCGTTCGGGCGTAACGGCGTTGATGCTCTAACCTTTGATAGCATAGGCATGTATCTACCTACTGGTAGGTTCGGTATCAATGTCACTGGTGCTAATGACTTCGTGATCCTAGAGAGTGCACCCAATGTGATGCGCTTAGGATCAAGTGGTGCATCCAATGGTATCAGCATTGATCTTACAAGTGGATTGGTTACTACGTCAGGTGGCCTCACTGTTAATGGTCCCCTCACTGCAACTTCAATTAGTGGAGCTGTCAATGTTGGTGCTGCTACAGGAGTGCTTCCGCTTGCTAATGGCGGTACTGGTGCCGCCGCTGCTCCTGCTGCTCGTACTAACCTAGGATTAGGTGCGTTAGCAACAAAGAGCAATGTCAATGACGCTGATTGGAGTGGTACAGATCTATCTGTAGCCAACGGAGGCACTGGTGCTAGTGATGCACCTACTGCACGTGCAAACTTGGGTCTAGTGATTGGTACGAATGTCCAGGCACAAGATGCTGATCTAGCTGCTATCGCTTTGTTAACAACTACAGCCTTCGGAAGAGGGTTGCTAGAGGTAGCGAACATCGCTGGTGCGCTAGACTACATAGATGCAGTGGGAATTATCTCTGCTACATTCAGCAGCAACTCATTCAACGTTAAGTTTAACCTCCCCGGTGGTATCACAATGATGGTGCAGGGGGGTGTAGGAACACTAGCTGGCAACACCACTGCTACTCTTTCATTCCCTGTTCCATACTCGATAGCACCTGTCTGTGTAGTTAGTGGTGGTGCTGGTAACACTTCTGATACTGGTGAAGTGCACTCGTACTCTGCTGCTTCAACATCAGGTATCTCTATCGTCAATTCCACTACACCCTCCGGTACATACAACTGGATAGCGATTGGAAGAGCATAATGGCTAGCTATTACGATGGTGTACAGCACTACCTAGAACAAGGGTTGTTCAATCCCCCTGTGAACCCTACACCTGCGCCAACAGCCGCTGCACCACCATTACCTCCCGCAGTGGAGCCTATTGATCCTGCTAAGTTAGCACTAGCTAAACAAGCAGCGTTGCAGCGTGCTGAGTTGAACATTCGTGCACAGGGTCTTGATCCTTCGTTGTACATGCAAGCCATTGCTGCACAGTACGACCAAATGACAAGTCAAGCGTCACTCGCTAAAGATCCTTACTCGATCTACAGTGACGACATCGCAACAAATGTTGTGAAAGCTGAGAACGCTACCAAGCAGAACGCCTTTATGGCTGACTTCGAGAAGCAGTTTGGTGTTGGTGCAGATCAAGCTGCGCTACCTAGCACTATCTTGGATGATGCTATCAACAACATCCTTGGTGAACAAAAGACAGAAGCACAGCTACAGCTAGATCGTGGTAAAGCTAGGGGCATATACAATGATGTGGGATACAACGCCGGAGAGCAAGCCATTGGAACAGCAGAAGGTGCAGCGAGATCCGAACTTGGTGCCCTTGGTAGCGGTTATGTGGATCAGTGGCGCGGTGGACTTAATGCGATTGACGACCGCGCTTTCAATGCTTACCAGTCATTTCCTACTGGCAGCAGTGCCTTCTCCCTGGACCCGTACATCACGGAGCGAAATGACTACCTTACCCGTACGAAGGCAAACGCGGAGGGAACATTACGCGGTGGGTTAGGTGGACGCAACTTCTTTGACTTTGGTAAGATCGGTGGCAAGGTTGGTACTGCTCAGGGAGCACTCAATCTCCGTGACACTGATGTAGCTACTGCACTTAACGAACGTAGACGACAGAACTCACTAAGCAGAGGGCTTGGCTCTCAAGGAGCTTTCTAATGGCACTGTTAGCTGACCTTGGTGCATTGTGGGCTGGTCACAAGGGTGACAAGAAGGCCAACAAGTATGCCAAGAAGGAATACAAAGCACAGCAAGAGCTAACTAAGAAGCAGGGAGGGATCTCTGACTATCTCCAGGAGCTTGCTAAACAGGCTGTTGGTACTAACTCGGACATCTACGATCCTAGTGGTGGTTACACTCGTTACAATCCTGTTACGGGACGGTACGAGTACGCACTTGGCGGTGGGCAGCAAGATGTCCAAGACGCTTCTTATCAAGAAGAGCTTGCTCGTAACACTCTAGATCAACAGATACGTCGTCAAGGTCTTACTGACTTCGAGCGTATGCGTCAAGAGAGTAGCAACCGCAGAGATCGGTCACTGCTTGACATTGATGCAGCCCGTCGCGGTATTGGGAGGGTTGACCCCCGCGATGTGGCCGGACAGCTTTTGACCAGTAGGACAGGCCAGATCAATGCAGGATACGACGATGCTGAACGCGCTGCGAGAACGATGCAACTCCGTACTGGTTCTAGTGCAGTTGGTGACGCTCTTAGTAGTCTTGCGCGTGATAGGGTCCGTACACAAGCGAGCATTGGCACACCGGGCCTTGAAGGCATGGAGTTTGCGGAAGGGATGAACCAAGGCCGCGATGAACAGGCTTATGGTATCTACGGACAGTATGGGGATGAAGCACGCAACTGGTATGATGCACAGTTTACTCCATCTAACTACGAACAGTTGGGTAGAGAGAACGTCAACAAGCAACAAGAGTTTGACCTAGCCAAACTCGACCTTGGTATGACTGGTGCATCCAACGCTGGTAGTGTACTTGCCAACGCACAACGTGGACAGACAGGTGCTTACGATGCATTCGTTAAGTCACGCGTTAAGTCTCCGTTGCAGAACCTGCTCACTGGTTACAGTAATGCAGAAGATGCCGCTGCTAAGAAAATGTTTGCCTTCGGATAGGATTTAAGTAATGGCTGAGGAAAGCATCCTACAAAGAACAAGGCGCAAGCGTAGTACAACGCCTATACCTGTGCCTGAAGCTGCACAGTATGGAGTGTTTGCTCCTGGATATGCAGGGTATCTGCAAGCTACTGCTGGTGCTAGTGGTCCTACTGATAGTGCTGCTCTAGCTGCTGGTAACGCTGCTGCACTACGCATGAACGCTGATGCTGAGGCGATGAATTATCAGCGTATGCTTGGTCGTGCTCAGGATCTACAGATTGATGCACAGAAGCGTGACCTTCTCGCTGAAAGAGAGAGCGACATTGGTGAGCGCAATCTTGACTACACCAAGGAAGGCATTGGTGGTATTGAGACACTGGAAACTGATCCTAACACTGGTGAGAGTTACATCGTACGCAACCCTGTACAGCAACAGGTTGGCAATGCTTACAACCTCAACATGAAGCGTGCTGAGACTGTAGACAAGTTTGCTACTGGCTTCAAGACGATGGGTGACACTGGTACTACACTCTCCAAGGAAGCCAAGCAACACATGTTGCGTGATCCTATCACTGGTGAGCTTCCAGAGCTTGTAGAAGGGATGAACGTCGCTGACGAGATCAAAGCTAACACAGAGGACACTCCAGAGGATCGGTTGCTGCGTGATACCACTGTTGCAAAGATCAATGCAGAAAGCAAAGACGGTGCAAAGGTAGAACAGATCTTTAACCCTAATGGTATATCAATGGGGTTGAAGTGGACTGGTCCTATTGAAGCTATTGTAAGAGCACAAGCGGAAGCTCGCGCTGCTGGTATTGATCCTGCAACTGGTAGAGTGGTAAAGCAGCGACCGCCGCCACCTGCAAGCCCTAATGCTGGTGCACAGGGCGGCGGTGCATCAGCTAACGGAGCCGCTGTAGTACGTGGTGATCTTAGTGATTACCGCGATGTAGGTTATGATGCTATCGAGAACAGACTAGAGAGGAAGTACAACCTTCCTGCTGGCTTGATGAAGCGCATCCGTGTGTACGGTGAAGCAACCAACGCTAACCGTGTGTCACCTACAGGTGCACGGACTGTGTATCAGATCTTACCATCTACTCGCCAACTGTTTGGTAACAAGTATCACATTGATGGTTGGTCTAGTCCACAAGCTGCTGCTGAGATAGCTGCACTACACTTGAAAGAGAGCATTGATCGCGGTGAAGATCCAGTAAGAGGCTACTACGGTGGACCCAAGGGTAGTCCGAAGCACAACGCGAAGGACACAGATGCGTATGTGAACAAGGTCAACTCAGGACCAGCTTTTGCGTCTACCAAACCTTCTGCTGATCCTAACAACATCCGTGTTACAAGGCTCAGAGCACTACCATTTGTAGCTGATGTCAGTGTTGCTGACAATGGAATTATCACAGCTACGTTGAAGAATGGTAGAGTGGTGAAGTATCAGAATGGAAGGCGATTGAGTGGCTAGACCATACATGCCTGGCCCTGCTGCACAGGCGTACAAGTTCTACAACTATCTGAACGCTCCTGCTGAGACTTGGAAAACAAGACTGAAGCAGGGTGCTGCGATGGTGCTTGAGAACACTGTTGCTAACTCTGCATCGCCAGATGAAGGTCCGTATCGTCCTGCGTTCATAGATCAGATCCTCGGTCTACCGGGGTTCGTTAAGTCATTCACTGCTAGTGGACAAAAGAACACTGCGAAGGACGAGAACAAGCCATTCAGCGGTGACACTGCTATAGAGCAGCAACTCAACCGCAGTTACAAGGGTATGGGTACTGCTGAGAAGCGTGCTAATGCTATCATGGGTACACACTCACCACAGAACTTCGATGAGCTGTTGTGGAGAAGCCTTCCCTCTATCCTCAGTCCTAAGTCTGCTGTTGGGTTGATCCCCAAAGCAGTGAGAACAGGTAAGACTGCTACTAGACTTGTCAAAGCTGGTGAGAGAGTTGCTAAGGCTACTCCTGGGTTCATCAAGAAGCCTGCTAAAGTTATAGCTGAGGTTGCAACACCCTTCCGACAGACCAAGATGAGCACTGCATTACCACTTAATGCTACTGTGACTGGTCTTATGGACATTATGATGGACAAAGGCACCACTTCTGATGGACAGGAGTATGACGGTGCTATTCCAGATGTCATTCGTGGTTTGACAGGCAGAGACAATGCTCCCATTGGTTCGTCTAAGGCTGAACAAGCTGAGTTAGCACAGCTAGACCAACAGATGTTGGATGATGCTTACGAGAATGGTGAGATCACAGATGAAGAGGTTGATGCGTACATCGCGTCGCCACCTGGAGAGGAAGAGAAAGCTGCTACAGATCACAATGAGTGGATAGAGAAAGCTAAAGATGCAGGGATGCTCGTTACTGCTGCACTAGGTGCTACAGTTGGGTATCACGGGATGCGTAAGCTTGCTAAAGGTCACGTTGCTAGACGACTAGCAGCGATTGATGATCCTCGCAATGTAGGTAAGTTCGACGACCCTGATACGTATGCAGAACATGCACCTATTGATGTAGATGCAGGGCGTCCTGAGCGTTCTGTTGTACCACCGGAGCAGGGTGGAGAGCCTGGGTTTGAGCCACAGTACACAGGTACTAAGTGGGAAGGACGCGAACACGGTCTAGGGGATCGTGCGATCGGTGGCATGTTTGAAAAGACACGCCCGATTACCACTATGGCTGATCGCTTCCTTGGTAGGAACCAAGCTAAGAAGTTTGGCTTCCGATTGGATGCACTTACCAACTCTTCTATTCAAGCTAGGTTCTCGCACTGGTTACGCACTGGTGAAGCTCCAGGTTCTGATATGAGAACACAGAGTTTAAGTGCATGGTCACGTAGCTATGCTACTGAGTTGGATGGTGATGAGCAGAAGAGAGTAAGTGATGCTCTACTCGCAGCTTCGTCGTTGGATGATATACGTCGCACTGGCGATCATGCTTCTCTATTCAAAGACAAGTTTGGGAATGATGTAAACCAGACAGATATGCAAGCACTTGTAGACAGTGTACGACAAGATCCTAAGTTGGGTAAGTACTACACTCAGGTGCAGAAGTTCTATGACGAGAAGCTACAGTATGAGGTACAGCGAGGGCTGATCTCGCAGGCTGACTACGATAAGATGCGTAGGGAAAGGCCCAACTACGTACCACTTAAGAGCAACATGCAAGAGGAAGCTCCGTACTCTCCTTTCACCATGCGGTACTCTGCTAATGAAGATGCGAAGCAAGCTCGTAACATTGATCCTGAGACTGGTGTTAAGGGTAGTGAGGGAGTTGTTAACCCTGTCTCTATGCTGTTTGAGCAGTGGTCTGACACCATTCGCAGAGCAGAGACAAACGAGTTTCGTAGAGACTTCTTAGGACAAATGAGCAGTGCTGGTGCTCGTAAGGCTAACGGTGATCTTGTTGTCAAGAAGCTGCGCGACAATGAGACTGGTAAGAACATCCATGAGGTAAATACACCTAATGGTATAGAGCGTTACGACATCACCGACAGTCAGTTGGCAAAGTCACTGAACCTAAGTCCTCGTGAGACTGTTAAGTACCTTGAAGAAGCACGACAGATGTATCAGAACTTCACCACTGGTGCTGTTGCTACTGGTCGCAATCTGTTCGGTTTGGTTGCTGCTCCAATCATGGACAGTATGGCTGCATCTACTCTTGCAGGTAAGAGCCACAAGGTAGGACTTACCAATCGTATGCTCGCAGGTGGTCACATCGGTGGTATCCGTGCTTCCGGTGACATGATCGTACGTGAAATGGCTACACGTATGCGTATGCACATGATCCGTGAGAACTCTTGGCTCCGTGATATGCTCGACAAGATGCCTAATGGAGCAGAAAGATTTACTACGTTCTTAGAGAACCAGTACAGGAACTCTACGCTTGCTGACATGGATCGCATGGGTATCACTTCCAAAGCAGCTTGGGGTGCTGCTGATCCAACACATGTTATGGAAGGACTAGAAGGACAAGTACCTGAGTTTGCGCGCCAACAGTCACAACGTGTGATCGACGACATCAACGATGCACTAGATGATCCCAATGGTGGCATTGGTGCTATCCGTGGTCGCATGAGCAAGATCCAAAACCGTTGGGTCCAGGCTAAGACAATGCCATTCCTGCGTCAGTTTGGTGGACTGTTGGAAGGTTTCCACAACGGAGCGCGTTACGAAGCAGTACGAGCGAACAAGGGAAGAGTACAAGACCTCGATGAGTTTATCTCCGATATGCGGAGGCTGTCTGCTGATCCTTCTATTCATGGCTCTAGCAAGTTTGTAAACTATGCAGCTTCATCTAACCTCTATGGCCCTATCTCACTAGCTACAATGGCACAGATAGGGAAGAGGTTTAGAGAAGATCCTCTCAACTTCGGTCGCAACGTGATCCAGACAGGTGCAACTGCTGCTGCTATGCACTATGTCTCTCAGTACTACGACCAAGAGGCTAGAGATAAGCACAACAGCAAGACGCCACAACAGAAAGCTAACAAGCTCACTCTGTTTGGTGGTGCTGAGTTGCCTCTAGATCAGATACAACGCCTATTGCTTGGTACAGTGCTGCCAATCACTGACCAAATCAGTGGCATGAATGACGGTAACTGGAATGAAGATTTCATCGGCTCTATGAAGAAGATGATTGAGGGTGAAGGCCCGCAGATGAATGAGGAGGCATGGAAAGATTGGGAAATGCGCTTCAATGAAGCACTCAGAGCCAATATGCCTAGCTCTCTTATGTCTGTTGGTGTTAACCTGAAGCCTGAAGGGGGAATGCCTGGGATTAAGTACACTGGTGATGCTAGTAGCATACCACCACTGCAAGCACTAATGGCTATCGGCGGTATGGACCCCGGCATGAGCACTCTCACTGGTGAGGTTGTTGGTCCAAGGACACAAAGCATCACAGGTCTAGAGCCTGATGCAGATCGTCCAGAGAGTTTGCTTGGTTCACATCAAGAAGTGATTGCACGGACACTGTTCTCTACTGCTGGTGCAGGACTTTTGGAGATTGCAGAGGATGCGTGGAGGTTGCTGAACGACAAAGATCCTAGCAACGATAAGCGTGCTATGCAGATGGTTGTAGATCAGTGGAAGGAAGGTGCACAGAAGGGTGCAGGACCACTCAAACCTTTGTTCGGTGATCGTGCAGAACTGAAGAGTGCTGCTGATACCAACTATGCACTGTTGAAGGACAGAGATAAGGGCATTGAAGCTGCAAACAACTTCCTGTTAAGGGACTTTAAGTCTGGTGACTTCACAGGTGCATCACGCTCCAGCGCAAGACAGAGCCTGGAGCTTGATCCAAGTGCAGCAGAACTGCGTGCAGACTTGCAAGGCACAGAAATGCTGCACATAGGATCTATGGCTAACAGGTTGTACACAGACAACAACAAAGCTAAGGAAGAGATTAGGCACTTCACCAAGCAGATTGAAAGCATCAAGGCTGCAACTGACAAAACTCAGTCAGAGAAGAGTGCTTTAATCAATCCACTTATAGATGAGGTCAAGTACCGTCGCATGAACATGCTGCGTAGTGTGCGGGAGTACGAACAGACAATCTCTAAGGACATTGGTAGGCCATTTACCTTCGAGGACTTCAATCCTGAAGAGTACATGGGACCATTCATCCCCCCGCAGTAGGTGTAATCGCACTCAGGATGTTATCGAGAGCCTTGCTAGAGATCAGTCCCTGCTTGGCTCTCCATATTGTAGTGGGTCTGCCTCTACCCACGTTGACATCCTCAAACTTCTGAACCAACTCTAGCTCGTGCATTACGTCGAGGGCGGTTCTCGCGTGTTCTGCGTCCATAAATCTTTGCACATGCTTGGTGAGTTCACTGTGCTTGATGCCTCCGATCCCCGCCGCAAGCAACTTGTCTCGTATGGCGTCAACTCCCAAGACAATTTTGGAGTTTGCACCCGTGCCTTCAAATATGCTGGCACCATCTTCACGAGTATCTGTAATAACTTTAATCGCAGTGACAATGTGATTAGCTTGTATTTCCCAAGTGCCGTCACTAACAGATAGCAAAGCAGCCACACGGAGGATGTGACTATCCTCCCGGCTTTGGAAAGAAGCTCTATAAGGATCACGTTTCAACTCCCTGTTCTTATACCACGACTTAAACTTCGTCATTGCGCCGATACTAAGCGCAATGGTGGGATAACGCTTGGCCTCTTCTTGCACTCTGGACAAGTGACCATGAAGGGATTGCTTAAGTTCCAGGTTTGGAGCATCGGGCCAAGGAGCCGTTTTCTTAGGTTTCTCTGATACGACGAATACAACCCTAGAGGTGAAACCCCCCTCGATAACATCTGGATTAACGGCCCGCAGTAACCATGAGGGTGTTGATGCAGAAAGGAAGTTAATGTGTACGTCCCGAAGCACTGTGCTACCTCGTAGTAAGGTTCCACCCCCAACCCTGATTGAAGGGCAGTCGTATAGATCAGTGAGCAAGGTGGGCATTGTCTCAACATACTTCTCTTTCCCTAGAAACTTGACCATTTCATCAATAGCAATGCTTGCACGAGCACTACCAAACTCTATTGATTGCAACGCTAGGTCAAACTCCAACTTCTCAGGAGTGATCTTACTCTCTATGAGTTGGTTTCTCTCGTCACACATAGGACGGATGAAGGATACTGCTCTACGGACTGCTGTTGACTTGCGAGTGACTCCCGACTCTGCAACCAAGACACAGTAAAGATTGAGATAAACAGGAGCACTAGGACGATCGACAGCAATGTCTCGTCCCAAGGCGACTGAAATACACCATAACGCTGTCCAGAAGTCATAGGCGTATGGGGTTTCACTGTTTTCCGAAAAGGCAAGATATTGTCCGACAAAGCTATCCTCCCTAGCTAACTTCTTGTAGTTGAGCCTAGACATAAATCCTTTCAACCCGTGCCCGAAGGGTCGCACTCCCTCCAGGCAACGGGCGTTGGTTAGAGCTTCTTGATCTCTGGGTTCGGACCCTTGTTGTCCTTGTTGTCCTTAAGAGGGTTGCCCTTCTTCCCAAGATCCTCTGGCATATCCAAGTCGGTAACAGTACCGGACTCATCACCAGCAGACTTGTTGCGTCCTGTTGCACCACCTTCAGGCGGGGGAGCTTCTTCAGGTGTAGGATCATCAGGTGTAGGATTGTTGTCCTCACCGTTAATTGCACCACCGTCACGGCCATGTTGACCGGGGTTGTTTGCACCGCCACTTGACGATGTAGTGTCACCGAACACATGACCTTCAGTGACATCATGCAAATGCTGATTAGCACCCGCAATACCTTCCGCAGTGCACTGTTGCTCTGCTTCAGGGTCCATCTGTCGAGTTACAACTTCACGTTCTTCAACGCTTGGGCTGTCCACTCGCTTGCTGTCCTTGGACTTTGGGCCTGAGCGATCTTCTTCAACTTTCGTCATGCTGCTACCTTTCTGAGTGTGCTCCAGCGATGTACGCCCATATCATCTGCAACACTTGTTTTGAGGTCGCATGGAATAATCAACTCTCTAGTAACACCGTCCATGCCTTCGATGCTTAGAGGTTCTAATGCGTATTTCTTCAGTATTCTGCGTACGCGAGCACCGTCCCCACTAGCATTAAGGGCAACAAGTGCATCGTGGATGTTGAGACAGATCCTCGCAGTATCAGTAGGCCAGTCAGGGTCATTATGGCACTGGTAGATAATGCGAGCCACCTTGTCGCCAATAGTCGATTGGGGATAGAACGCAATGACTGGTTCGAGTGCGTCGTCTGAGAACTTCTCCTGTAAGATCCATCGTCTGCCATACGCGTTGTAGATCCTCCGCTGTTCCTGGACTTGCTTAACCTGCCATTCCCACCACTTCTGTATCTCAGGGTTAGTCTTGTGGTACTGATGCCATAAATACTCCGCAATCCCGTAGTTGGTTTGCAGGGTAGTAGCCAAACGATCCGGCATCATTCTGTAGTTGAGTGCGTGTCGGCAACGCTTGGCTATGTAACGAGTAGAGAATGGAGCGAATGGACCTTCATCACTTCTGTCGGTGGATGGTACATCCTCATAGGGCACGTTGAACATTATAGAAGCTAGTGCTCTATGACTATCAACGCTTGAGTCCTCAAATTGTTCCATCCATGCAGGGATCACTGCTCTGAAGCCAACTACTCTTGCTTCTGCTTGTTGGAGGTCGAAATAATTAAACTCATATCCTGGGTCTGCAATGAACATGTTATGCGCCCGTTCGGGTTGGTTCTGAAGGTTAGTTCCAGTTCCCCAACCTGTAGACGCTGAGGACAACCGACCGGGGGCACTGACAACACCAGTTTGTTTATACTCGCATCTAACTCGACGATCTTCATCTATCCTCATTTCTGCATAAGTGCTGCTAAACTTCTGCTCTGTAGCTAAGTTGTCAATGTGAAGCAGTAGGTTGCGGCAATCATCAGGAGTACGGGGATGATCGCGCATACGACGACGGTTCTCTTTATCTGTAGCAACTCCCCTACCGACAAGCTTGAGTCGCTTAAAAAATAACTCAGCCATTTGTTTAGGAGAACCAGGATTAGGACGGTACTCAGCGTCGCCAGTACAATCAGCGACCATAGCAAAGTATTCATTCCGCATCACTCCTATCTTCTCACGCATATCCTTAGCGATCTGCTCCTTCAACTCAACGTCAACAAGCACTCCGTGTACTGTCATATCGACTAGATGCGGTTGCAGGAACATCACATGATTGAAGAAGAAGTCTGACAACCCTTGTTGTGCTAATTCCCGCTCCATAGCCTGTTGACACTCTAGCATGAGACAGCAATCCTTAACATTGTAGCCCCACTCAGCATCAATGTCGCCTGTCTCCTTCCAAATCTTGCCTTCATCCTTATAGAAAGGGTGCGTCGTATACTGCGAAGTTAAGAAGCCCAACGAATGTGGCATCCGAGGGTATAGCGTATGGTGAGCCAGCATCGTGTCGAACCATATAGGCCCGAACCGCAGTCGGTCCAGGAAATACGTCCACGACGAGTCGTACATTCCATTTTGAGTAACAAGACGCACGAACGGATCGCTTACTAGCTTCTGGAGCCTTATCCACAGCAGTGCTTCCTCTTTTACAGTCCACCTGTTCGCAGACTTCGTTCTGAGATTAATACACATACCAACATGAGGGTCATTAGCAAGACCAACGCATATAGTCTCACCTGATGATGTCTCAATGTCGAGGCCAACAGGCTTACCTTCTGTTTGCATCTTGTCCATCCACGCCATTGCTTCCTCAAACGTGGGGTTGATGATCTCTTCAATCTCATGTTCTTTGAACTCACCTGTAATGACCTGATTGACACGGTAACAGTCGAACTTGAACATCACTTCGGCTTTAGCTTCCCGCAACACGTGTGCTGGATTGTACATTACAATGACTTTAACGTCTCGCGGAGTTGTGTTGGCATCACTATCGAGAGAAGTACTAAGTTGAACATCGAAAACAGAGCCGCGGTAATTAGTAATACCAACCAGCCCCGTAATGGCAGAGAGTGCATAATTCCCAAGACAGATAATATACTTAAGGTTAGGCAGCTGATTAAGCTCCCAAAGTAGTATACTAGTATAGTGACTAACCTCACCATGAGCTATCTTCTCCTTCATGTTGACCATGTTGACAGACAGAAGCTGACGCTTGATAACATTTGTTACGTACGTTTTCTGTCTACTCAATCCGTACTTGCGAAGGTTGTCCCACAGATACTTACCACTGTTCCCACACAGCGGCATCTTCATCGCGCGTTCCCGCTCACCTGGAGCTTCTGCTATCACTGCAACTTCTGCATTGAAGGCACCATCGCACCCGCAATCGACATCAAGGCCGAGTGCTTTGGCGCGTACCATTATCTCTCTGTTGATTTCCGCAATAGTTGTTGCCACTACGCTGTTTCCTTCTCTTCAATCTTCAGCCAGTTCTTAGCAGTGCCTTGACACAAGATCTTGAATAGATCTTTGTCAGCGCGACCACCGATCTTGTTGGGTATCCGCTTCACAGTGACATCAGGGTACTTAGCCTGGACTTCATCCCCAACATACATGCGGTTGTCCCAAGTTAACTCAACACCTGTTGCATGTATCTCTACAACAAGTACAGAGTCTTGACCAAAGAAGTCTATGATTGGCGAAAGATCAGCCAAGCGACCACCATCACTACAAACAACAACAGTAGCATGATGGTTACGCACGATGCGCTTCCGCATGATATATCCGAGCGCCTCTGGGCCATGCAACCTCTCCAACGCGTTGAACATTTCAATGTACGCCTGACGCGGCGATAGACCGAGAAAATCACCAGTAGGAGTGTTCTTCTCGTCCCTCCCGTCTCCATCGTAGTAGTCCCAACTGTGGAATGAACCATAGAGTGCGTGTGCACCCTTCTTTAGTGGCTCTGAGAACTTCATGTGCACAGGGTTCCACCAATTAGCGTTAATTCGGACGTACGAGAGTACCGCATTCGACGCAAAGTCCTTTCCGCAGTTAGGAGGGCCGTTGAATATGATGATTTTCTTCATTCTAGCCCCTCTTGTTCAAGGAAATACCCAAAGATCGTTGGTCGGTAATAAGGTGCAGATGTTGTCTGGCTCTGGAAGTCGCAGTGTAGAAGTTACGTCTGTTCTGCATAAAGCCAGTGGACTTGTTGAGCACATAGCACACATTATCGTATTCCGAACCCTGCGCTTTGTGGGTAGTAATCGCATAGCCAAGGTCTACGTCCTTTCGGGGATCAATCTCGACAATCTTACCGTAACGGTTCTGTACGAGCATAACGGGGGGTATGCACTGCTCTCTGTCTCCCAAGTCGAGCACAAGCTCACCGTCATTGGAGATTTCGATGATCTTCCCACTCTCCC